GCACCCTGGCACCCTGGCACCCTGGCACCCTGGCACCCTGGCACCCTGGCGCCCCGGACCCGCGCAGCCCTAGCGCCCTGGCGGCTGGCGGGCCGCGAGACGGGGGAGGGGGAGGGCCGGCGAGGTCCGGTGACAGAAACGGAGGGCCCACACCCCCTGATAAATTTTTTCAAAATAAATCCACAGAGCCCTATATTCAACATCGCCAACCCTGTGGTAGCATCAGCGCACCATGGACAACGCGCCCCTGCCGCACTGGCTGGCCCCCACGGCACATCAAGCCATCCAGCCAGTCGAACCACCACTCGTCCCACCCATCGTCCCCACCGCGCTCCTCGACCCCCAGGAGCGTCGTCGCCTCACGCGCGAGCTTCTCGACGCCACCTTCGACGCCATGTTCGAGCGTGTGCTCACCGAGATCACCCGCGGGCGCACCTTGAAGTCCGTCGTCGCTGAAGACCTGCGCAACATCGACTACGACGCCTTCTGGCGTTGGATCAAGCGCGACTCGCGGCGCATGGAGCGCTACAAGGAGGCCAAGGAGTTGCGCACCGAGTGGTGGGCAGGGCGCATCATCGAGATTGCCGAGGCCGACGACGCCCTCGAAGACGTTGCCCGGTCCAAGCTCAAGATCGACACCTACAAGTGGCTCATGGGCGCCGACAACCGCAAGACCTACGGCGAGAGCAAACAGATCGAACTGTCCACCTCGATCAGCATCACCGCCGCGCTGGAGCAGGCACGCTCCCGGGTGGCCGCGCTGCCCGTCGTGGAGGAGATCACCGACGTGGACGACCCGGCGCTACCGGCGCCTGACAACGTCGATCGCACCTGATGCCCGCGCAACGCCCGCGCTACGCGCCGCAGGAGGAGCAGGAGTTGATGAGTCAACTCTGGTCCCCCATGCTCGCCAACGACCCCGAGGCGTTCGTCATGTTCGTCTTCCCCTGGGGGCAGAAGAACACACCACTCGAACGGTTCAGCGGACCCCGGGCGTGGCAGCGCGAGGTGTTGCGTGACATCGCCAGGCACATCCGCACCAACAGCGCCCCGGACGCCGTGCTCCAGGCCCTGCGCGGCGCCGTGGCGTCGGGTCGGGGGATCGGCAAGAGTGCGCTTGTGTCGTGGTTGATTCTGTGGATGCTGTCCACCAAGATCGGATCAAGCGTCATCGTCAGCGCCAACAGCGAGAACCAGTTGCGCAAGGTCACCTGGGGCGAGTTGACCAAGTGGACCACAATGGCCATCAACGCCCACTGGTGGGAGCCCTCGGCCACCAACCTCGCGCCGGCCGCGTGGCTCACGGAGCTTGTCGAGCGGGACTTGAAGAAGGGCACGCGTTACTGGGGCGCCGAGGGGAAACTGTGGTCCGAGGAGAACCCGGACGCCTATGCCGGGGTGCATAACCACGACGGCATGATGGTCATCTTCGACGAGGCCAGCGGCATCCCCGACACCATCTGGTCGGTGGCCGCGGGGTTCTTCACCGAGCCCATCGTCCATCGCTACTGGCTCGCGTTCAGCAACCCGCGCCGGCCGACCGGGTACTTCTACGAGTGCTTCCACGCCAAGCGGGATTTTTGGACTTCGCGGCAAATAGATTCAAGAAGCGTTGAGGGCACCGACAAGGCGATCTACGAGCAGATCATCGAGGAGCACGGTGAGGACTCGCCGCAGGCCCGCGTCGAGGTCTACGGGCAGTTCCCCAGCACCGGTGAGGACCAGTTCATCGGCCCCTACATCGTCAACGAGGCAGCCAAGCGCGCCAGGTACAAAGACCCCACGGCGCCCATCGTCATCGGCGTGGACCCGGCGCGCTCGGGAGCCGACAGTACCGTCATCGTGGTGCGCCAGGGGCGGGACTTGGTGGCCATCCGGCGCTACAAGGGCGACGACACCATGACCGTCGTGGGGCACATCATCGAGGCCATCGAGGACTTCAAGCCCACGCTGACCGTCATGGACGAGGGTGGCCTGGGGTATGGCATACTTGACAGGCTCAACGAGCAGCGGTATAAGGTGCGCGGCGTCAACTTTGGTTGGAAGGCCAAGAACCAGGTCATGTGGGGCAACAAGCGCGCGGAGATGTGGGGCGCGATGCGCGACTGGCTCAAGAGCGCGTCGATTCCCGACGACCGGCAACTGAAAACCGACCTGACCGGCCCCAAGACCAAGCCTGACAGCAGCGGCAAGATGTTTCTGGAGTCCAAAAAGGACATGAAATCCCGCGGATTGGCCTCTCCCGACGCAGCAGACGCGCTGGCGGTGACGTTCGCCTACCCCGTGGCGTCTCGGCAGTACGTCGAACGGCCTCGGACCATCGCCGCACGCGGGCCGGCAGCCGTCTCCACCGGCTGGATGGGGGCCTGATGGCTAGGAAGTCGGTCAGTTTGAGCGTCGGACGGGGCGAGAAGCTGCCCGTGAGCCAGGGCGCGGGGCTGACGGCCAAGGGGCGGGCCAAGTACAATGCCGCCACGGGGTCGAACCTCAAGGCGCCGGCGCCGAACCCCAAGACCGAGGCCGACAAGGGTCGAAAAGCGTCATTCTGCGCCCGTATGGGTGGGGTGGCGGCCAAGGCCAAGGACGGTGAACGGGCCAAAGCGGCCCTCAAACGGTGGAAGTGCTGAAATGGCGACCAAACCAGGGCTTTACGCCAACATCCACGCCAAGCGCGAGCGCATCGCGGCCGGCAGCGGCGAGAAGATGCGCAAACCCGGCACGGCCGGCGCTCCGACCGCCAAGGCGTTCAAAGAGTCGGCCAAGACCGCCAAGAAAGGCAAGTGATGCCCCTCGTCAAGTCCGCCAGCCCCGCCGCCTTCCGCAAGAACGTGAAGACTGAGATGGCCCACGGCAAGCCGCAGAAGCAGGCCGTGGCCGTCGCGTACTCGACCCAGCGCGAAGCTGCCAAGAAGTCGGGCGCCAAGCCCATGCCCCGGAGCAAGAAATGAAGTCGACCACCCAGCAGATCCAGATGCTCGTCGCCAAGCAGCCCAAGGTGGCTGGCGCAGGCATGCCGGCGCGTAACACGCCGACCAACGCCCACATGGCCGCTTGCTACGGTAAGAACGATGGGTCGGTCGATGTCAAGGGCTCGGTTGCCAAGGTGCTTGGCCGCATCAAGAAGTAATGGCTGACACGACTGGCATCGTCGCGGCCGGCGCTGTCGCAGCAGGCGGCAGCAAGGGCGACTCGGAGATTCTGACCACGGCCCGAGCGCGCCTGTCGTCGGCCATCTCGTCGTACAGCGAGAGCCGCGAGGACGAGCTGGACGACCTGCGCTTTTTCGCAGGCAGCCCCGACAACCACTGGCAGTGGCCCGCGGACGTGCTGGCCACCCGGGGCGCGGTGCAGGGTCAGACGATCAACGCGCGGCCGTGCCTGACCATCAACAAACTGCCGCAGCACGTCAGGCAGGTTACCAACGACCAGCGGCAGAACCGGCCCGCTGGCAAGGTGATTCCGGCCGACGACAACGCGGACGTTGAGGTCGCGGAAATCTTCAACGGCATCGTCAGGCACATCCAGTACATCTCGGATGCCGACGTGGCCTACGACACGGCCTGCGAGAACCAGGTCACCTACGGCGAAGGCTACATCCGCATCCTGACGGAGTACTGCGACGACACGACCTTCGACCAGGACATCAAGATCGGGCGGGTGCGCAACTCGTTCTCGGTCTACATGGACCCGACGATCACGGACCCGTGCGGCGCGGACGCTAAGTGGTGCTTCGTGACCGAAGACATCCTCAAGTCCGACTACGAGCGGATGTTCCCCAACGCCGCGCCGCTAACCACCCTGATGACGCTCGGCGTGGGCGATCAATCCCTGAGCCAGTGGCTCAACGAGCAGACGGTGCGGGTGGCCGACTACTACTACGTCGATTACGACGAGGCGACGCTGAACCTGTACCCGGGCAACCAGACGGCGTTTGCCGGTACGCCCGAGGACCAGCAACTCAAGGCGATGTTTGGTAAGCCGCTGCGCAGTCGCAAGAGCGAGCGTCGGCGCATCCGCTACTGCAAGATCAACGGCTACGAGATTCTGGAGCGCGGTGAGTGGGCGGGCAAGTACATCCCCGTCGTGCGCGTCATCGGCAACGAGTTCGAGGTCGAAGGTCGGATGTACCTGTCGGGCTTGGTGCGCAACGCCAAGGACGCGCAGCGCATGTACAACTACTGGACGAGCCAGGAAGCCGAGATGTTGGCACTGGCGCCCAAGGCGCCGTTCATCGGCTACGGCGGCCAGTTTGAGGGCTACGAGCAGCAGTGGAAGACCGCCAACACGCAGAACTGGCCCTACCTTGAGGTCAACCCTGACGTGACGGACGGTGCGGGCAACATCCTGCCGCTGCCGCAGCGCGCGCAGCCGCCGATGGCCCAGACGGGGCTGATCCAGGCCAAGATGGGCGCCAGCGAGGACATCAAGGCGTCTACGGGCCAGTACAACGCCTCGCTGGGCATGACGAGCAACGAGCGCAGCGGCCGGGCCATTCTGGCGCGGCAACGCGAGGGCGACGTGGGGACGTACCACTACGTCGACAACCTCGCCCGCGCGGTGCGCTACGTCACCCGGCAACTGGTGGACTTGATCCCCAAAATCTACGACACCCAGCGCATCGCCCGCATCATCGGTGAAGACGGTGAGACGCGCATGGCCAAGATCGACCCGACGCAGCCCGAGCCGGTGCGCAAGATCGTCAATGAGCAGGGCATCGTGCTGGAGAAGGTCTACAACCCCAGCGTCGGCAAGTACGACGTGGTGGTCACGACCGGCCCGAACTACGCCACCAAGCGCCAGGAGGCGATGGAGTCAATGGGCCAGGTGCTGCAAGGCAACCCGCAACTGTGGGGTGTGGCCGGCGACCTGTTCGTCAAGAACATGGACTGGCCGGGCGCGCAGGAGCTTGCCAAACGGCTTGCCAAGACCATCGACCCGAAACTCATCAGCGATGACGAAGACCCGGCCATGCAGGCTGCGCGGCAGACCATCGAGGAGATGGGCGCGCAGATGCAGCAGATGGCCTCCATGCTTCAGAGTGTGCAGCAGTCGATGGAGGCGCAGAAGCTGGAGATCGACCGCTTCAAAGCCGAGACGGACGCCGAGGTCAAGGCTTACGAGGCCGAGACGCGGCGTTTGCAGGCCGTGGCGGCCGGCATGCAGCCTGAGCAGGTCCAAGAGGTTGTTTTGCAGACCCTGCGTGACGTGATGACGACCGGCGACATGGCAATCGCCCAGGAACGACCGGAGATGCCGCTATGAGTTGCGCAGACTTCATCGGCGCGCTGTTTCTGGCCCGCGATGTGGCCCACAGCGTGCATCTGAACACCCGCTCGTTTGCCAAGCACTCGGCGCTCAACGAGTTCTACGACGGCATCATCGACTTGGCCGACAAGTACGCGGAAGCGTATCAGGGCCGGCACGGGCTGATCGGCCCAATCACCTTGATGAGCGCCAAGAAAACAGGCAACATCATCGAGTTCCTAGAGGATTCGCTCAAGGAAGTCGAGGTCGTGCGCTACAAGGTGTGCGACAAGGCCGACACGCCGCTCCAAAACATCATCGACGAGATTGTCGGGTTATACCTCTCGACGCTCTACAAACTCAAGTTCCTCGCGTAAGGAAACCACCATGTCGTACACCACCGCGTTCATCCAAAACGGCGCGACGCAACTGTTCACGGCCGCTGTGACGCCGCCGACCGCCCTCCAGGTGCTGCCGACCTTCAACGCGGTGCCTGGCTCGCGCAACCAGTTTCGCGTCGTCAACACTGGCGCGGTGACCGCGTTTCTCGGCGCCGGCCCGACCGCGGCAATCGCGGCCACGAATTCTGCCGTTGTCACCAACAGCGGCAATGCCATACCCATCGTGCCAGGCGGGGTGGAGGTTTTCACCTTCCCGTCTCAGTGGTATTTCACCGCCAGCACGGCATCCAGCACCGCTACCCTTTACATCACGCCCGGTGAAGGGTTATGATGTGACCCAAATCGTACTGGCCCGATAGACCAGGGTTCTTCGGAACAGACATGGACGAACAAACCCCAGTGGTTGTTGCGGAAGAAGTCCCTCCGCAAGATCAGGTTGCGACGGCCGCCCCTGAGTCGGAATCGACGCCGGAAGAAGCCAAGCCTGCTGCCAAGACGTTCACCCAAGAAGAGGTGGACGAACTGATCAGCAAGCGGCTTGCAAGAGAGCAGCGCAAATGGGAGCGCAAGCAGGTACAGCAACCTGCGGCTGCATCGCCCAAGGACGTACCGCCAGTCGACAGCTTCGAGTCCCCGGAAGCCTACGCGGAAGCGTTGGCGACCAAGAAGGCCGAGGAACTGCTCGCCCAGCGGGAAGCCCAAAGGCATCAGGCTGAAGTGCTGGAGGCGTATCAGGATCGTGAAGAGCAAGCTCGGGAGAAGTACGACGACTTCGAGCAAGTCGCCTACAACCCTTCGCTTCGCATCACGAGCGTGATGGCCGAAACGATCCAGGCTTCCGATGTTGGTCCCGACGTAGCCTACTACCTCGGCTCCAATCCCAAGGAAGCGGATCGCATCTCCCGTCTGTCCCCGTTTCTGCAAGCCAAGGAGATTGGGAAGATCGAGGCCAAACTGGCTACCGATCCTCCGGTCAAGAAAACCACCGCCGCGCCGCAGCCGATCACGCCTGTGTCTGCCCGTACCACGGGCTCCCCGGCCTACGACACCACCGACCCGCGCTCCATCAAGCAGATGAGCACAAGCCAGTGGATCGAGGCTGACCGGCAAAGGCAGATTCGCAAATTGCAAGCGCAGAACCGCATCTGATCCATTTCTGAAAGGAAGTCAACGTGAGCAATTCACTGCTTACCATCGACATGATCACCAGGAAAGCCCTGGAGATCCTGGAGAACAACCTCGTTCTCACCCGCAACGTCAACCGCCAGTACGACGACTCGTTCGCCGTCGAAGGTGCCAAGATCGGCTCTACGCTGCGCATCCGTCTGCCCGACCGCGCTCTGGTGACGGACGGCGCTGCCCTCCAGACCCAGGACGACAACGAGCAGATCACGACCCTGTCGGTCGCGTCGCAGAAGCACATCGGCGTGAACTTCACGTCGGCCGAACTGACGATGCAGCTGGACGACTTCGCAGAGCGCGTGCTGAAGCCCCGTATCAGCCAACTGGCCTCCAGCATCGACGCTGACGTGGCCAACGCCTTCAAGGGCATCGGTAACTCGGTGGGCACGCCGGGCACCACGCCGGCCACCTCGCTGGTGCTGCTGCAAGGCCAGCAGAAGCTCAACGAGAACGCTGCCGTGATGTCGCCGCGCTACGCGACGGTCAACCCGGCCGCCAACGCGGGCCTGGTCGAAGGCATGAAGGGCCTCTTCAACCCCACCGACACCATCAGCAAGCAGTTCAAGGCTGGCATGATGGGCACGGGCGTGCTGGGCTTCGACGAGATCAACATGTCGCAGTCCATCAAGGTCTTCACCACCGGCACGCGCAACGCGACTGGCGGCACGACCTCGGCGGCGGTCACGTCCAACGGCGCCACGGTCATCGCCATCACCGGCGCTGGCAACAACGCCACGGTCAAGGCTGGCGACGTGTTCACGGTGGCAGACTGCTTTGCGGTGAACCCGCAGACCCGTGAGTCCACCGGCTCGCTGTTCCAGTTCGTCGTGACGGAAGACGTGACGCTGGGCTCCAGTGGTGAAGGCAACCTCAAGGTTGCGGCCATGTACCCGGCCACGCACGCGCTGGCCACCGTCAACACCCTGCCTGGCAACAGCAAGGCCGTGGTGTTCGTGGGCGCTGGCAACACCGCGTATCCGCAGAACCTGATCTACCACAAGGACGCCATCACGTTCGCCACCGCCGACCTGCTGCTCCCGCAGGGCGTCGACATGGCCGCGCGTGCCGTCCACAACGGCATCAGCCTGCGCATCGTGCGCCAGTACGACATCAACAACGACCGCATGCCCTGCCGGATCGACGTGTTGTACGGCTACAGCGTGATCCGTCCGCAGATGGCCGTGCGCCTCTGGGGCTGACCAAGCAGGGGGCTTCGGCCCCCTACTTCACATCTGAACATCGAAAGGAATCATCATGCCTCTTCCGAATGGCTCTGGCGGCTATCAGGTTGGCGCGGGCAACACCAGCGAACCGTTGGTCTTTCCGCAAACCGCGCCCACGGCGCTGACGGCCGGCGCAACGGCTACGGCCGCGCAACTGGCAGCTGGTCTGTTCACCTTCAACGGTACCGCTGGCAACCTCGTGCTGCCCACGGTCGCGCTGCTGGAGGCCGAACTGCCCGCGGTGCAGAAGGTCGATGCCGCGTTCGACTTCTACGTCATCAACATCGACGCCTCGGGCTCCGATGCGATCACGGTGGCGGTCGGCACGGGTTGGACGCTGGTGGGTGCGGGTGCGGTGGCGGCGGCGACTTCCGGGCACTTCCGTGCTCGCAAGACCGGCGACGGCACTTGGACCTGCTACCGCATCTCTTGATGGCGCTGCCCCCGGTGTAAGCCGGGGGCTCATCTTAGGAGCATTTCATGCCGAACACCAAGGCAGTAGGTGTGGCGTTCGCGGACCCTGAGTTCGAGAGCGTCACCGTTACCGGCCCCGTCGCCGCCGCGTCGGTGGCCGCTACCGGCGCGGTCGCCGCCGCATCGGTGGCCGCCACTGGCGCGGTCAGCGCCACGCAACTCAAGCTCAACGCGCCCGTCATCGAGACGGCCTCGTTCACGCTTGCCGACAACGAAAACTTCATCGTCTGCAACGGCTCGGGCAGCATCACGGTCACGTTCCCCACGGCATCGGCCAACACCGGCCGCGTCGTGTGGATCAAAACCATCGCTGCGCAGACCGTCGTGTCCGCGAGCACCAACGTCAAGCCCATCGGCACCAACACGGCCGGCACCGCGATCCTCGCGGCGTCTGCCGGGGCCTGGGCGATGCTGGTGTGTGACGGAACCGACTGGGTCATCATGGCGTCGTGATAAGGTAGGGGCTTCGGCCCCTATCCTTTACACATCATGGCAGTCATCTACCTTCGACACCCCATCCACGGCGCCAAGGTCGCGTCCTCCGACATGGAGGCGCAAGGCGACATTGGTGCGGGATGGGAAGTCTTCGACCCGTCAGCGCCTAGCCCTGAGCCCGCCCCGGAACCCGCCCCGGTCGTCAACGAACTGCCCCGTCGCGGGCGCCCGCGCAAGATCGTAGAACCCACCGGAGCTTGACATGGCGACTGCCGGCGACCAGATCAATCGGGCGCTCAGACTGCTTGGTGTGCTGGCTGAAGGCGAAACGCCATCCGCGGCCGTCTCGCAAGACGCACTGACGGCCATGAATCAGATGATTGATTCATGGAACACCGAGCGGCTGTCGGTCTTTTCCACGCAAGACCAGACGTTCCTGTGGCCAACCAGCACGGTCAGCCGCACACTGGGGCCGACCGGCGACTTCGTCGGCAACCGGCCAATCCTGCTGGACGACGCGACGTACTTCCGCGACCCGAGCACCAATGTCAGCTTCGGTGTCAAACTGATCAACCAGCAGCAGTACAACGGGATCGCGGTCAAGACCGTGACCTCGACGTACCCGCAGGTGCTGTGGGTCAACATGACCTACCCGGACATCGAGATGTACATCTACCCGGTGCCTACGCGGCTGCTGGAGTGGCACTTCATCTCGGTGGAAGAACTGTCACAGCCGGCCGTGCTGGCGACGAATCTTGCGTTCCCGCCCGGGTATCTGCGCGCGTTCGTTTACAACCTGGCTTGCGAGTTTGCGCCTGAGTTCGGCGTCGAGCCGACGCCTCAGGTGAAGCGCATCGCCATGACCAGCAAGCGCAACCTCAAGCGCATCAACAACCCCGACGATGTGATGTCGATGCCGTACTCGCTGGTCGCCACGCGGCAGCGGTTCAACGTTTACGCTGGGAACTACTAGCCATGCCCGCAGTCAGCATCAGCCCGCAGCCGAAGCTGCAATTCTTCGACGCCAACGGCAATCCGCTGTCGGGCGGCAAGCTCTACAGCTACGACGCCGGGACGACCACGCCGCGCGCGACCTACACCGACAGCACGGGAAACGTTGCCAACGCGAATCCGGTGATTCTGGATACCCGGGGCGAGGCTTCGGTGTGGATGGATTCGTCGCCCTACAAGCTGGCGCTTTACACCTCGGCAAACGTGCTGGTGTGGACGGTGGATGGGTTGAATGGGCCGGATCAGGCTACCGTGCAGAACATCCTGGCTCAACTGGCTGCTTCTGGCGGTTCGGCGCTGGTCGGGTTTCTGCAAGCCGGCACCAGCGCGCAGGCGCGCACCGTGCAGAGCAAGCTGCGAGATGTGGTGTCGGTCAAGGATTTTGGAGCGGTGGGGGATGGGGTTGCTAATGACACGGTGGCGATTCAAGCCGCTATCGACAGCCTTACCGTCACTGGCGGCACGGTGTTTTTTCCCCCTGGCACATACCGCATCGCACGCAACGTGGGCACCAACGACCGTTGGGGCATCAAGATTACGGCCAGCAACATCACGTTGCAAGGCAGCAATGCCTTCTTGCGGCGCTTCAACACTGACATATCGACCTACGCTCTGGCGTACCCGATCCTGTTTGTCGGCACTCCCGACAGCAATGTGGCGTCGGCTACCCAAAATGTCACGGCGCAAGGGTTGACGTTCGTCGGAGAAAACACGCGCCACAGCGTTTCGGGGAGCGCCATTTTTGACTTCCGCACGGCCATCGTGTTCAAGAACTCCAAGAACACTCTCGTGCAGAACTGCTCGTTCGCCAGCATCGATTCTGCTGCCATCTGGTACGAGCAGATTGCGTCTTACGACTACGCCAACAGCCAATACTTCAACACCACCAAGAACTATCAGTCCAAGATCACGAACTGTCAGTTCGTGGCGGCATCTCATTCGACGCCGGGGCGCGCGCTCATACATGCCATCAACACCGATGGCATAGACGGCGTCATCGTCGATTCAAACCACTTTGAGTGGACGGACGTTTGCCTATCTGGCGAGTCCACCTACAACACCGCAGACCAGCCGGAAACTGCAACCTTTACGTATGCCAGCCCCGCTGGGCGCGCGGCGCTTGGCGCTGTCAAGCGCCAAGGTAAGTCGGTGGTATTCGCCAACAACAACTGCTACAACTGCTCGGAACATCCCGCCTATCCGGCGATGGTGGATGTGGTCATCGCCAACAACACGTTCAACACCGACGCGCCGACCATCTGCAACACCGCGCCGATTCAGACGCGCAGCCGTGGAATCGCGGTCACTGGCAACACGGTCATCGGCTACTCCAGTTTCATTGCCATCACCACGCCGACCTCCCAGGCGACAATTTCTGGCAACGCGTTCTACGCTAATGATGTGGAAGACAAGGACGGCGGGGCCGTCGAAATTCGATCCGCCGGCCTTGCGTCTTACATCACCAATCGCGCGCCATACCTGACGATGACGCCGATGGGCGACATTGCCATTACCGGCAACGTCATCGTAGGGCCGAAAACTTTTACGCCCACCGGGGTGCTCTACCAGAACGGTCTTCGCGTCTACACTGATGCATTCGACGCGGTGAATTTCCCGGACGGCCAGATTATCAACATCAATGTCTCTGGAAACTCATTCAAGTATTTCCAGAACTATCTGTACTTCATTGACGATCAGTACAAAAACATGATCGTCAACGGAAACAACTTCACGGCCAAACCGTTCACGAAAGCCGGGTTCAACGGCAGCACCGCAATGGCTACGAAAGCGGTCATATTGTTGTACGGTACCAGCCTGACAGAAGCGCGCTACACCACCTTCACCAATAACGCTGTCGACGGCGCGGCAACGCTCATAAAGTCTAGAACTGGAGCTTTCCCGGCAACTACCCTCTACGCACCTGAGCCGTTCAGCAACAACAAACTCGACTACATTCAAGTCACCAAGACGGCAGATGTGCGCGATTTTGATTCGTTGAACAACTTTCGCGGAAATATCGGCGCGGCATATCTGGATCGCACCTATACCGGCAGCATGTTGTTCAATGCTCTTGCTACTACCTCTGGTTCTGGCGAACTGAAGTACAACATGTTCTACGACGGGACGAACGTTCGCTTCTATACGAACGATTCTGGAACGTTTATCACCCTGTAGACTAGGAGAAAATAATGCTCAAGGCATTTTCCGCAGTCGCCAATGCAATTCGCACGGCCGTTGGTGGCTTGCTCCAGATTGCTGGGCCGAGTGCTGGAGCAACGCGCACGATGACGGTGCCAGATGCCGACTTTACGGCGGCTCGCACCGACGCGGCGAACACTTTCACAGGGGCGCAAACCCTCGGAAACGCCGCCGCAAGCGCCGAGGCAAAACTTAGCGTTCAGCCCACGCTGGTATCTGTCTCTACGTCGGCGACAACGATTGCCACCAATGCTGGCGCTCTGGGCAGTTTCGTCATCGTCAACGGCATCAGCAGCGGCGACAGATTTTGCGATTTGCTCATGGCTTCAACCGGCGCTGCGCCGGTCGTCGTGCAGAGTTTTACCGCAATCGGTTCTCCTGCGGCCAGAACATACACGCGGTCTGCATCGGCGCTGCAATTGGCGATGGCATCTGGCACATATTCTGTGGTGGCCCTAACAATCGGCTACTGAACGATTTAGCGTAACACTGCCCGAAAGCCTGCAATGAACATCCCCCGCGACAAGATCCTGCACCTCATCATGGGCGTCCTGGCCGTGGCGGTCACCTACGCCGCTGTCTGGATCGGCCAGCACAACCTCGGCTTCGCGCTCGCGTTCGTCTCGACCATGTTCGGCGCGTTCTACGAGTGGCAGCAGTGGTATCGAGGCGAGGGCCAGGTCGACATCTGGGACGCCGTGGCAACGGCAGCGCCGGGCTTCGTGGCCTGGGGTCTGCTGGAACTGATCCGCTGAAGCATGAAGACGCCGATCCTCGGTTCGTCCTACGTCGTTCGCAGCGTCAACGCTGCGGACGCGCGGATGGTCAACCTCTTCCCCGAGATCATCGCGGAAGGCGGCAAGGAGCCGGCGTTTCTGCAACGCTGCCCGGGGCTGCGGCTGCTCGCCACCGTGGGCAGCGGACCCGTCCGCGGGATGTGGCAGTTCGGCGCTTACGGGTACGTTGTCAGCGGCAACAGCCTCTACAAGATTGACACGGCGTACAACAGCACGCTGCTTGGTGCCGTCAGTGGCACCGGGCCGGTCAGCATGGCCGACAACGGTACGCAACTGTTTGTCGCGGCCAACCCTGACGGGTACATCTACAACGCCAACACCAACGTGTTCGCGCAGATCACCGACCCGGACTTCCCCGGCGCGGTGACGGTCGGTTACCTTGACGGCTACTTCGTCTTCAACGAGCCGAACAGTCAAAAAATCTGGATCACCAGCCTGCTTGACGGCACGCAGGTCGACCCGCTGGACTTCGCCAGTGCGGAAGGCAGCCCGGACGGCGTGATTGCCATCCTGTCCAATTTCCGCGAAATCTGGGTGTTCGGCACCAACAGCGTCGAGGTGTGGTACGACTCGGGCGCGTCGGACTTCCCGCTGCAACGCATCCAAGGCGC